GCCGCGCCTGGTGGGCTTGATCGATGGCGGCGGCTAACGTATGCTGTCCCTGTAGTTCCATGTCTCTCTCCTGTGGTGGGTGCTCCTGTGACTTTCCCCGGCGCAATGCCGGGGTTTTTTTGTCACATCACTTCTTCGCCCACGGAGGCGCGGCTTTAGCCTTGGCCGGCGCAGCAGTCGCAGGGATGTCGGCTGCGAACGATGGCGTGCCGCTGCCCCTGATCCCCTTGACTTCGTTGCTCGCCGGATACTCGCCACGCGCCGGTCGGATGGCAACCTGGATCTCGACCTGGCCACCGATCAACTGCTCGGGCGAGGTCAGGGTCTTGAGCCCGCACGCCCGCATCAGGTCGCCCAACTGGGCGCGGCCGATCCGCTCCGCTTCCGCGCTGTTGTTGCGGATGTTGATGTTGCTGAAGATCACGCGCCCAACGTGCGACGGGCCGGTGATGTCGTAACGCACCTTGATGTACTGGCCGCTGCCGTCCTTGGTCGGACGCGCCTCGGCACTGGTGATGCTGGCCGAGTACGCGCCGGCCGGGACCGGATCGTAGTTGCCTGCCGGCTTGTCGTTGACCGGCAGTTCGTCGAGGCTGATTGCTTGGAAGTCCATGAGTCACTCCTTGGGGGTGATTTTGAAGCTCGGGCGACCGGCCCGCACGGTGATGGCGCCCGAAAGTGCCTGTCGGATCAGGGGATCGGCGGCTTCCCAGGCCGTCATGTTGAGATCAGGGGACCAACGAAACAGCGTCTCAAGGTGAGCGTTCAAGTCCTGCTCGGCGGCGAGATCGATGAGCTTGCCGGCATTGACCTTGCGGTCTAGGCGGGGCTCAATCTTCAGTTTGTAGCCATCGGTCTCGCGGTTGATGGTGCCTTCGACGGTCGGGTCGATCCCGAATGCGGCGACCATCGCATCCTCGGCCTGCCGGCGGGCCTCGACGGCTCGCCGCTCGGTGTCTTTGGCTTCGAGCCAGCGGTGAATCAGGTATTCCATCACTCCCCCCTGATCTTGCGGATGATCGCGCCCAAGTCGGCCTGCTCCCACATATCCAGCAGGCCCGAGCGATCCTTGGCAAGCCACAGGCCGTCGCTGTCGCACATCAGGATGCGCTGGACGGCACCCTCGGCGTCCTTTTCAACCCTGAGCGCCAGCACCTCGTCGAAAAAGTAGGGCAACGCCTGGCCGGTCTTGTTGCCGGGCATGGAGGGGCTGTAGAGCACGCGCCCCATCTCATCCTGCTGCTTTTCCAACTTGGCCGTCATCAGGACGTTGCGACCGGGCAGGTCGCGGAATGCCCTGATAATGTCCGTCATCTGCTCTTGCATCGCGCCGTAAGCCTGCCTGGGGTCTTTGGTCGCCTTCTTTTCGGCGTTCAAGACCACCTCGGCGATCTCCGAGATGCTGTCCAGCGCAACCGACTCGAAAGCCTTGGCCTCGGCGCTCTCAGCGAGCCACTTCCACGCCTCTCTGAGGCTCTCCATGCTGGAGATCTCGATGTAGGGCACCTCGGCCCCGGCGATGGACAGCAGGCCACCCTCGGCCGACAGCACGACGGGCGCCGGCAGGGTGGGGATGAGCGAGGTCTTGCCGGCACCGGCCGCGCCGTAGACCAGCAGCTTGACTCCCTCGGCGGCGAGGTCTTTGGTGCTCTTGAGTTGGATAGCCATTGTGGTTACTCCTGTTTGATGGTGACGGTGGGCAATTGGTCGAGGCAGTGGACTTTGAGCCTGATCGCGCTGGACAGGGCGCGGGTCCGCATGTCCATGACCTGCTCGCGGGTGAGGCGATCGGCGCTGGTCCGATACACCTCCATCAGCAGGGCGTGCGCCTCGGCAATGTGGGCGGGGGTGAGGGTCATGATCAATACTCGTCGGATTCTTGGGCCATGATGTCGAGCGCCTTGTCAGCGATCGCATCGATGTCGGCCTGGGTCATGCGCCGTTCGATGTAGGGGGCCGGGTGCCCCCGGTGGTTGCAGACGGTCCAGGACACTTCGGGGCCGTAACCCTCCTCGTACCAAGTCGCCGGGTAGCCGGCGTCGTACCAGTCGATCTGGATGACGGCAACAACGTGAAAGCTGTGGCGCGGCTCGATGAATTCGTAGGTGAAGCTCTCGTACATCATGTTGCTCCTGTGCTGCTCGCTGGTCAGGGGATCTGGCTGCGAGGTGTTGCTATGATGCACGCATCCTGTTAGGCTGTCAACACCTTTTCGCAAGAAACTACACGGGGCGATGAAATGACTCTAGAGGAAATCCGGCGGGCGCTACAGGACCGGCGCCTGTCGATGGTGGCTCGGGCCACGGGGGTGCATCACAACACGCTGGCCAACATCCGGGATGGCAAGGCGTCCAATCCGACCTACCGCGTGATGCACGCTCTGAGCGAGTACCTGCGCCGTGGCGACAATGTCGCTGCTTGACGCAGCCCTGACCTACGCTAGCTGGGGCTGGCCGGTCCTGCCGCTGGTGCCTGGGGGCAAAGTCCCGGCCACTGCGCACGGGGTCCACGACGCAACGACCGATCCGGGCACGATCCGGCAATGGTGGGCGCAGCAGCCGCAGGCTAACGTCGGGATCGCAGCCGGACGGGCCAGCGGGCTGGTGGTGGCGGACATCGATCCGCGCAACGGTGGCGATACATCATGGGCACGCTGGCTTTCGGAGCATGGTGCTGGCCCTGATGGGCCGATCGCCCTGACCGCAGGCGGTGGCGAGCATCATCTGTATCTGTACACGCCCGAGTTGCGCTCCTGCAAGCTGGCCGACGGGGTGGATCTGTTGTCAGACGGCCGCTATTTCGTCGCCTCTCCCAGCATCGTCGGTGGGCGCGAGTACGTCTGGGAGGCGTCCAGCGACCCCCTGGAAGGCGTGGCCCCACCACCCGTGCCATCGGCATGGCTCGCGGCCTACCTTGCCCGTGAGCGTCGATCCCCGACGACGACCGGCGAGCTAATCAGGGGCAATCGCAACGCGGGCCTGACTGCGCTTGCTGGGGCCATGCGCCGGCATGGCATGGGTGAGTCCGAGATCCTGGCGGCACTGCGCGTGGCCAACGAGACCCGGTGCGATATCCCCCTGCCCTCGTCCGAAGTCGCCCGTATCGCCGCGTCCGTGGCACGGTACGAACCCGCGTCCGATCTCGCAGCATCGGCAGCACTCGGGGATGAGGCGGCAGAAGGGATGCTGTCCGAGCGGATGCACGACCGCCTTAAGGTCGTCTTTGGCGATCAGCTACCTACCGACTACGAGGCGCCCGACGAACTGATCGAGGGATTGCTGACCAGTCGAAGCGTGGCCGTGATTTATGGGGATTCCAACAGCGGCAAGACCTTTTTCGCTCTGTCCCTGGCCGCTGCGATCGCTCGGGGCCAATCGGTCTACGGGCGACAGGTCGATCCGGGCGTCGTCGTTTATCTGGCGAGCGAGGCTCCTGGATCGATTCGCTCGCGCCTGCAAGCCCTGAAGCGGTACTTTAAGGACGACCTGCGCAATCTCGCGATGGTGCCCGTGCCAGTCAATTTTCATGAGAGCGACCGCGATATGCTGGCCGTGATCGGCCTGGTCCGTGAGATCGAACAGTCCCACGGGTCCGTGCGCCTGATCGTGGGCGATACCCTCGCACGCCTGACAGCCGGCGCGAACGAAAACAGCGGCGAGGATATGGGCCCAGTCATGGCGCGTTTCGACCGACTTGCCCAAGAATCCGGCTCTGCCCTGCTGGCCATTCACCACTCAGGCAAGGATGCTGCCCGTGGCGCTCGCGGCTGGTCCGGCATACGCGCCCACATTGACACCGAAATTGAGATCGCCGAGAAAGACGGCACCCGCTGCGCCAGCGTCACCAAGCAGCGCGAACTCGGGTCTCGTGGCGAGTCCATCTATTTCCGCCTTGAATCTATCGAGATGGGCACGACGAAGTTCGGCGCACCCGCCACTACCTGCGTGGCCGTGCCGGATGACGACGCCACCGCGTCCCAGCCCCAGCGTAGACCATCCAAGGCCGACGAACGGATGCGGCTTTTCGAGCGTGCCTGGTGGTCGAGCGGGGCTGAAATTCGCGACGGCGCCCCTTATCTGTCCAGGTCTGCCCTGCGCGATCTACTGGTCGCCGACGGCGCGAGCGAACGCACGGCCCGCAACAAGACCGAATCCAGTCGCCCCGAGGGGCTGATCGCGCCCATGATTAACGGTGGTCTGATCGAGCCGGCAGGACACGGATGGATCGTTGTCCACACAGAACACGCTTCCGCAATGGTGGTGCGTAAGGGCACAAAGTGAGTGAAAGTGAGTGCCCCTATTTGCCCCTATTTGCCCCTAGGGGCGTTTAGGGGCATTGGGGGCAAAAGCCCCGAAAAATGCCCCTCCCTGCCCCTTCCCCTTATAGGAAGGGGCAGTAGGGGCACGGGGATGCGGATAGGGGCAGGGGCAGGGGAATGGAAATTCAGGATCGTTCTTCCCCTAACTTCCCCTAGGGGACTTTAGGGGAGTCAGGGGACTTCAATGTGTGCGGCCTGAAAAGTCAAAAAGTCGCTTCTTCCGTGGTTCGGGAGCGTCGGGGCCGCACGGTAACGGGCCGGTTGTTACCGTTCCGTTCCGTTGTTACCTCCCTTGCCCCCTTTGCCCCCTTTTGCCCCTGGGGCGCGGTAGGGGCAGGGGCAGGGCGGGGGAACGGGGGGAATGGCCAGCCGGGCGTCACAGGGGGCGCCAGATGAAAAGGTCGAGCCACGCCACGATCACGCCGATGGCCACTATGAGGGGGAGCAAGACGCGCTCGGCGAAGCAGCTGCGGTCATCATTGTTTTTCATGAATGTCTCCATAGCCGCCCCGAAGGGCGGCGGGTTGTGGTTAGGCGGCGCAGCGGGCTTTCGCGGCGTCGTAAAGCGTTGTGCCGGCGAGGATGCGGACGCGACCCTTCTCGAAGTAGTCGGTCATGATGTCCGTGTTGTTCTCGTAGCTGTCATCGAACAACTGGCCGAGTTTGCGGCCGTCCTCGTAGCTCTTGGCGTAGAGCGTGACGCAATCTTGGCCGGTAGTCGTCATGCGGAACGCGCTGTAGTGGACGCGGGCCTTGATCGTGCCGTCGGTAACGTAGTGCTT